CAGATCCTTGCTAAAAAAGACAACTTGCCTAGGCAGGAAGTTTTGGTACCCGAGTGGGAAGGATCTGTTTGGGTCAGAAGTCTGACAGTTGGTGAACGAGACAGCATAGATAACGAATTCAATTCAGCCCGAACTAAGGGTAAAACCCCTGACAACCTTAGAGCAAGGATGCTTATAAAAGGGTGCTGCGATGAATTAGGAAAACCGCTATTTACTGAGGCTGATATAGCAGAAGTGAATGTGTTACCTGCAACAATCCTTGAAAAGATCTTTGATGCGATTCTTAAGATCAATCGAATAGGTGCAGGTGCAGTAGAGGATGCGGAAAAAAACTAAGGGAAAGCCCATCGAGACTATTTTTGTTTCGATTGGCTGGCCACTTAAAAAAGATGGTGTCAGAGATCGAGCAGGATATGAGCCACAGTGAATTAATGGAATGGGTGGCATTTGCCAAGATCGAACCTATAGGGGATGCGCGATTAGATTTCTTAGCTGGAAGCATGCAGCACACCCAAGTGGCTTGCACCAGCACCAGCAAACACAAGTTATCTGATTTTATCCCTGACTGGTTAGGTGAGAGAGCAGAGCAGAAACAAACCCCAGCACAGTTGGCAGCGATGTTAGGTGGGTTAGTTACTAAGAAAAGGAAATAGACATGGCAGATACAAGTCTAGGTAGAGCCAGTCTAAGTGTTACAGCAGACCTATCAAGCTTCACATCTGCGATGGATTCAGCAGCATCAAAAACAAGTGGATTCAATAAAGCTAATAATCTAGCTGCGGATTCCACTAGAAAATTGATGGATGCTACCGATAAAGCCAACAAAATTAATGCAACTAGTAAAACACCACCCAAAGTTGCAGCATCCAATGGTGGGATGAAAATCACCGACATGATGGGCATAGGTTTCTTTACCGCAGTGTTTGACCGCATGTTCACCAGTGTAGGTAATGTCATTGGCGCAGTAGGGAAACTAGGGACCGACATCATTGATGCGGGTGCTAAATTCCAGCAAGTGGATATCCGGCTAGGTTCATTGACTGGTGTTTCAGGCATGGCTCAAGGTTTGCAAGACATCATGAAATCTGGACCCAGTGCGAGCTTTGACACCTTGGCCGAACATGCCACCCGATTAGCTGCCCTGAAGTTTGATGCAAATTCTGTGCAGGTGTTAACTGGTCAATTTAACAAGCTCGGCATAGCCCTTGGAAATCCTGAAAAGATCATGGCTTTGATCGTGGATAAGATTGGCGATATGGCCAGTGAAGGTTTTGCCACCACTGCAGCCTTGGACAAATTAGCTGAAGAGGGTGTGAACGCTTACAGTGTACTAGCTATGAGGATGCAGATTTCAGAAGCAGAAGCCAAAGCTGCTGTAGCTGCTGGAACTGTGTCAGTGGCTGAAGCATCATCAGCAATCGCTATGCTAGCCAATGATCCCAAGCACATTGAAGGATTTGCGAAAACAGCTAATAGCTTTTATGGCATTTGGCAGACTGCCAGCAATAACATCCTAGCTTTGTTCCAAAAGATCGGTGGTTACTTTGTTGAAGGGTTTAGCCTGGTTAAACTTTCAGACACGATCACCCAAACCTTTAAAAGCATTGGGAATAAACTGGATGAATTAAAACCCTACTTTTTAAAGTTTGGGGTATTCGTTTCGAGTGTGTTTAAGATCATTGGAAATTCGGTGGAGGATTTCTTTAAGGGCTGGACTGGGAAAGCGGAAGAATTCAATCTAGATGAACTGATGAAAACAGCAAAGGTTACTGCCCTAGATTTCGGTTCCTCCCTTTTAGAAGCAGTCAAACTAATCTCCATTGGGATGATTGAGCTGCTTAATAACACTAACAATTTAATCCATTCCCTACTTAAACTAAAAGGGTTACAAGGTCAAAGCTGGGGTGATTGGTTTAAACATATAGCAGGGTTAACCCCTGGCTCGGGTGCAAAAAGAGACCTGCTCGGCATGATGCAAGATAAACCACTTGTACCCATTAAAACTGATAAGACAGAAAAATTTTTCAATGATCAGATTAACAAGCTAGATATTTTAAAAAGAGAGGCAGCAAAGCCCCTTGAATTTGGACCACCTAAAAACCTTATGGGTCCAGCCTTAGATAATCTCGTTCCTAAGGTCAACGATGCCAAGGATGCTTTTAAGGATCTAAATGATGAGATCAATAGGAAGGAACCACCCAAGTGGGAAAAGTTCTTAGCAGATAACCTGACACCATTACAGATCTATCAGAATGAATTAAAGAAACTGAGCGCACTTCTAGACCCAACAGAAGGGCCAAACGGACTTAAAGCCTTTGCCATTGGTTCTGCTGCAGCTATCAAGAAGCTCAAAGATGCTACTGGGCTAGGCGGTCCTCAGCAATTTGCATCCGCAGTGCAAGCTGGATCGGCTGCAGAATTCCAAGTCCGTGTGGATGAGATGGGCAAAGCCAAGAATGTCCAAGAAGAAATCAGACAACTCATGGAAGCTGCTGCTGAGATGGAGCAACAGCAACTTATAGCAGCGCAAGAAATTGCTACAGCTATTCAAAATTTACCAGGACTAATGCCAAGACCTCAACAAATTGCAGTGGCCCTTAACCCTTAGGAATCATCATGGCTATTGATCTATTTGAAGAGCTATGGCAGGAGAGAAAAGGAACTCTGGATAAGTCCTATCAGAATACTTTTTCGCGATCCTTCATTGTCCACACCGACACCCTAGAGCAGACTGATATTAGTATCTATGATGCAATTTATGCCCATGCTAGCTGCCCTCAGATTGGGGATCTTTTCCCTGGGGATGATGACAGCTATGCTCAGTCTGTAAACATCTCACCCGAACAGGATGATCCACAGACTTGGAAAGTCACGATAGAGTATTCATCTAACCCAGATGCAGCATCATCATCACCCAGTGGCAGCACTCCACCACCCGCAGTGGAAACCCAACAGGCAGGGCAAAAACCTGCAGATAGAGAAGCAGAACCAACCTTAAGACCACCAGATTTCAAGGTGAATTTTGTTTCATTCCCTTACATAGTACCGAACATTAACAACTCTGCAGGCGATCCATTTGTACCACCCATTACAGTGGAAAAGTTTAGGCCAGTGTTTTCCATTGGCTGCAATGTTAGCACGATTGATAGCTATGATTTAGCCACCTACATAGGCAAGGTAAATTCATCTACAGTAACTTTTTCCACTGGCACAGGATGCACCCTAAGGATCTTGGCCAAGACTGGCAAAATCAAGAACATCAACACTGAGTTATTGCTGGAAGGATCTTATCAATACTGGAGGCTAACCTATGAAATCGAGATCAACACCAGCTTAGATCCAGTGGATGGGGAAACAGTAATAGGATGGGATATGCATTTGTTAGATATGGGATACCGGATCCGCAAGGATGATGGAGAGAGGGCACCTATCTTTGAAGGTGGGGTTAAAATCACTCAGCCAGTTCGACTTAATGGAGCAGGGAAAAAAACTGCTGCGGGTGCAGCTAATAGCTATTTAGTTTTTTCTAGTTCCGATGTTTACGGCACCATCAATTTTGCAACCTTACCAGGACTAGGATTCTTCTAATGCCAGACCCAGTAGCTTTTGAATTTGAAACCGCAAAGCAATTAATGCGACTATTAAAGAAGTCCAAGGATGGCACCTTCAATTCAGAGATCGATGATGAAATTCCCTTAGATCATAGCCCTGCATTAATTTGGGCTTATGTTCCAGCCACAGTAACCTGCACCTATGATGCCACAGTTAAAGCTTGGGTGATACCTGGTGCTGTGCTGTGTTATCCGATCAACTCAGGTGTGGATGCAAATGGACTAATGCAATGGGGCAAAAATAATAGTGATGGGATCGTGACAGGTGGGATTACCTGCACGACTTTCACACCAAAGCTTGCATCTGATCAGGCAGCACCCAGCATAGGCAAAGGATTCTATCTAGGCACCATTTTTGACTACAACGGATCTGAACAGCCAAGGGTGCTGATAGGTCTGCCACCTGTTAGCAGTGCAAGTTCTGGTGGTTCCGCTACGATAGAAGTGGTGACGGATGTTATCTGCACGCCAACAGGGATTGAAGTTTCCACAGTTACTTTGTCAGGTGCTGATTATGATAACGCAGTCATAAGGCAATTTCTTGCGCTCTCGGATGTCACACCATCAAGCTACCTTGGTAATCAAGGTCGAGTGGTTAAGGTCAATGATGCTGCCACTGGGCTAGAGTTTGGTGCCTTAACAGATGTTACTGCATCCACCTTCATTGCTCTGACTGACACTCCATCAGTATGGGGCAGCAATGCCTATAAGGTGCTAACTGTAGGATCTGGTAGCGCATCAATAGTATTCTCAGCAAACAACATCACCACCACAAAAAGTTTGTCAGGCGGTGGCAACCCTAACGACCCTGCCTATGTTGCACTAAGTTTGGTGAATGATGAAACAAGCCCAGGAAATAATCGGGTGTATGGAACCACATCAGCAGGGGTCAAGGGTTACAGAACTTTGCAGCTAACAGCACTTACAGATTTTCCTTCAACCACAGGGCATGGGGGAAAATTCGTAAAGGTCAACAGTGGTGGGACTGGTTTGCAGTACACAGGGCCACTGGCAGCGGTAGCAGATGTGACAGCGCACACGATTTCTAGTGTAGATTTAGCCACCGCAGTATCAAGCGCACAAACAGCCATTGATGATTTGACATCACAAGTGAATTTGCTTTTAGCTCGCATTCGATCACAGGGGCTAATAAGCTAATGCTATTAACAAAACTTACCTATGGAAGCGTTACGAATGTTACAGCAACAGGCGAGCTAGGGGGTTTGTTTTTGCCTCTAGCTGTTGGTTATCGAACAGCATTGGCAGGAGGTTCATCAGCAGGCTTCTCAAGAAAAACTTATGCCACCTACGATGAGTTTAGCAACTACCTTAACCCTTACATTAATAAAGTAATGGTAACGCCTCCAACACTTGGCACACCATGCCGAGCAGCTACCACCGCTAACATCAGCTTAAGCGGACTTCAAACAATTGATGGCATCGCTTTGATTGCTGGCGATAGGGTGCTAGTAAAGAACCAAACCACAGCAACGCAAAACGGAATTTACACCGTTGCATCTGGTTCATGGACTAGGCCATTTGACAGCGACACCGGAGCAGAACTACAGGTAAGATCGTTTTTTAAGATCACAGCAGGCACCGTAAACGCAGACTATTACGCAGTAATACAAAATACCGGAACGATCACCGTAGGCACAACAGCGATAAGCTATGACCTTGTTTTAGATCCTGTTTTGCTAGAAAGCCAGACAGTTTACTGGTTACGATTTAAAGACTTTCCAGCAACACCGCAATACTATTCAACCGACAACTACACCAATTTGATTAATCCAAAACTAGCTACTACCGGAAACATTACTTTAAGCGGATTGCAAACAATCGATGGAGTTTTAACTGTTAGTGGTGATTATGTTTTAGTTAAAAATCAAACGAATCCTTTTCAAAATGGTTTTTATGTTGCAAGCTCTGGAACATGGTATGAAGTATCTGCATACTTTAATTATTTTCTAGCATGGATTGTGTATGTTTCTCATGGAACTGTAAATGGTGGCAGGACAATTTTTTTTGCTGCTCGTTCAACATCCAATTTAACATCCATGATACTTTACCCTACGCTTGCAGACGCTACCGCAGAAACCAACGCATTAATACCAGCATACAAAACAGCTTTTGATGTCGAGTGGATTACAAAACCTTACACACCTATAGCATGTATCGAGATGGCAGCAGCAGATGTTGCAGATATCTACTGCTGTCCGCCACCTACAGAATACTTGCAAACTTTTCCTGACCATGTGGAATTAAGCCTTGCAGCTTTATATCCTGATGATGCTGAAACAATAGTTTTAAAACTTTTCGATCCATCCTCTACCTATGTAAGCACCTATAATGGAGCAACCTATTCAGGGTTAGGCTATTTTGTTTACTATGAATATGATGACCCTATTATGTGCAGTGGTGTTTCACGCACCAATCTAAGGCGATCTTTCCAATTCAGAATGGCCGATGGCAGCGGCACCTACCAAGCGCAGATTTTAGAATATGTACTAGGGTCTGGGGCTGATACTTGCGCTTCCTCTTGGGCTTATTATTCAGATTACTTTTATCGAGTATGGCGCAGCAATGAAAATTATTCTTATGAAACTCCAGTTTCATTACCTTCCTACTCAGAATTTGAATTTTACCAAACATCACCTAGACAATTTACAAGCTATAACACAGCACTAAGTCCGCCAACATGGACATCAACATATCCAGTAGGTGGCGCACCATACCTTTTAAGTTTCGATATTAAATACGGCCAAACCATACCTACCACAATCACCTGTTATCTGATTGATGCAGTATTTAGGCGAACGACTGTAGACATACCATCTGGCGATGATATCGCACTAGGCACTATTAGTGTTACCTTAACTTACGATGCAGCAAGCAGAACCTACTATGGGCCTGTTGCAAACTATTACAACATACCAGGCAGATTGACGATGCCAGCAGGGCTATTGCCTACGGTGGCTAGTGGTAAAAAGTTCTTAGAGGTCACGGACTATAATTGGAAAGTGAACTCCTCTAACCAGATTTACTATGAAAAGTATCTAAGCGCAGGCGCAATGAGTAACGAAATAACGCTCTTCTACAGCAGTTACGCAGACGCAAGAAAACCAACGCCAGCGACCTCTGAATTTTACAAAACAAACTCCTACTATGTTTACACCAATACCAATGGCTCGCTGTTGCGATCCGATCCGACAACGCAAACGGCAACACCAACTCCTACCCCTACACCAACTCCTACCCCAACCCCTACACCGACCCCAACACCTACCCCTACACCTACTCCAACACCAACTCCTACCCCAACACCAACACCAACTCCTACACCAACACCTACACCAACACCGACCCCAACGCCAACACCTACACCAACTCCTACACCAACTCCTACCCCAACACCAACACCACCAGATCTATTCATTGGTGCTGGGCTGAATACTTCTTATGGTACTTTTTCTAACAGTTTCACAGGTGCAGGAAAATTGGGTGATGAAGCCATCCTAGATTCCACAAGCTCGAGTCAGTATGGTTCTGATTATGTGAACTGGGAAATAACCCCTCAGGTAAGTGGTACTCTAAATTATAATTTTACCTTCACGAACCACACCCTTGAATCGAATGTCAATGGAACCCATGTGACTAGTTATGGGATGCCCTCATCAGATAACCTGACAGGATCTTTTGCTGTGACTGCAGGTGTACCATTCTACATCACCATTGTCAGACCCGCAGACATCGATGGCAATGGCAACCCCACCACCAACCTGCATGGGTGGATGTACATAGCACTTTAAGGGGATTTCCATGGTTATTCACTTTGAACTGCACCCTTCATGGACTCAATCTCTACTGTTTGGAGATGCGCTTAGAGCTGGGGTATCCTTAGGGAAGGATAATCACTGGCATTATAACGGAATTACTGGACTTTGGGTGGTTTCAGGTGGATTCCTGATCATTGAAATCATCGAAAAACCCTGTGATATAGAACCCAGTTTGATCAGAGTTACTATCCGACAGATTCAGTCCAAGTTGATGCAACAGAGGAAATCAAGAAATGGCAAGTGAAGTTAATTTCACACTGGATCAAGGGGCCACTTTTTCCCAAACCCTTATTTATAAGGACTCGGAAGGTGTCCCTGTTAACCTCACCAACTACACTGCCAGATCCAAAGCTCGCGCATCCTTAGAATCAAATGTAGTTATCTGGAATTTAACCAACGGCAATGGCATCACCTTAGGTGGCGCAACTGGGGAAATTACCTTAACACT